ATATCTCTCCTTATCTACAACCAGCAAATGCGCCATTGCTGAAATACACAGAGTTTTGTCCCGCTGGGCAAGCTACTGATGGTGCAGGTTGTTGGATATAAGTAACTGGTGGTTGAACATAAGTCACTGCTGGTGGAGCATAGTAAGGTTGAGCAAGCTCATAACCAATGACTCCACCAATGACCGCTGGAGCGACCCAACCGCAACCATAGCAACCACCATGGTAACCATATCCACCACGATAACCACCGCGGAATCCACCATGCTCATGTGCTGAAGCTAGGCCAGCTGTTAATAATAAGGTTAATGCTAATGCGAGTTTTTTCATTTTTATTACTCCTTTGCTATTATTATTTAACATCATTATAGCAGAAACTGCCTATAAAGTCAATGGTTGTTACAAATCGTTACGAATTCTGCGCTAGATTGTCCAAATACTGCTGTAGATTACTGCCATGTAAAGCCAACATTATACTGTCACGTTCATCAAATACATAGACTGATTTTGGTCCAGAGATATAATAAGGACTGGTAAAGTGTTTTTCTAACTGTATATAAGCACGAGGCACTAACGGTTGAGATAGTTTGAAATGCCAATTTTTGATTTCTTTGTTTTGATTCAGCATGTTAAATGCTGGTTTAGTCAAGCGTAAACTGTCTGGGTTTACTGGATTGAACCACCAACTGGCTGGATTATCAAAGCGTTGGTAGCGAAGCCCAAGTTTGGGATCAGACGTAAATGGATTCAGTTGATGTTGTTGGAATCTTTTCTGCCATACATTCTGCAATGATTCAGCAGTGCGTGCCATGATTAAGGATAGATCTTGTCACCAGCTTTGAGCAATACCACGCTAAACTTGTCACTCTTGAACAAGGTGTTGAGTTTTTTAGCTAGATTGATAGCATGTCCTGGATTACTAAATGATACTTTTTTGTATTTAGGACCAGGGTAGGCTACAAGGATGTTCTGTGTTTTTAAGTTGATAGGTTGGTTATCATAAAACACCGCCCAGATGCCTTCACTGTTCAGTATCTGATCACTCTTGTAAGTTGTTTTGTTGACGTGCTCTAGGAGCACTGTTGGTTTTGGTCTTGACATTTATATGTTCTCCACATATATTTATGCCATAAACTACATATATAATTAGAATTTTCCGCCGTTGAGATTGACAGTGATTACTTCGTTAGCAGATTCTTTTTTGATCTTGCTTAGATCAGCAATTTGTGTAAGTAAATCAAACATTTCCGCTTGTATATTACGTGCTTCTAGCGCAGTCAAGGTAATTTCCTTGCTGTTGGTTTGATTCATTACCTTGACTTTATTATTAAAGTTCTTCAGATGCAGGCTTAATTGTTGTTCCAAACAGTGCTCCATTTGCGATACGTAGACGTTCTTGCATTTCCTCTAAGGTGTCATATGGACCAGCATAGGGATAGCGATTTAGTGTGATTAGTTTAGGGCAGTAGGATTTTACCCAACCATTGTTAAATTTAACGATATAGTAGCCAGCGCAGAAAAAACTCTTGCTCTTGCTGCCTTTGGTATAGATAGGTAGTTTATGTTTGACATCCCATAATATGTTATTAGGTTTGTGTTCACATGGAAAACCATAAACACTATTAGCTTCAGTGATCACACGTTTAGGCGGTGTTTTGTCTACGATGATATTGTAACGGTCGCTACATAGTTTCAAGCTGGCAAACTGTTCACGTTTGTTTTCATGCTGATAAACTACACCTTTTGGGTTAGCCATGATAGTACCAATTTTTAATCCATCTAATTCAACCACCCAACATTTATTTTTAACGATTGCTTTAGCTAACAGTGACATAACTGATAATTCCTACGTAAGTTAAATAGTGCAGAGCTTGATCTAACCCCATCCAGACCCAGAACTGACGATCTGCGGCAGTAAGCCCTTTGGTTAATTGCTGTTTAAAATAATCTATATGATAGTGTAGGACAAAGTCCGCCAGCGGAAGTGCGATCAAATCGTTGGCATGGTGTATGAATGGCACTAGGATCAGGAATGTCCATGAAGCATGTGTTAATGCGTGATGGACGCCACCTTCAGCAAGATACGTGCCCTTGTCGCGTAGCATATAATCAAACTGCATCAAGAAATCAGCAATGAAATGTTTGATGCCAAACAGTGCTAGTAAGATTAATACAGTTGATGTCATTTTTTACTCCATTTCAGTATAAACATCATAGCATTTTTTTGACATCTAAAATAATAGTAATGATTATAATCATAGTCAGCATTTCGTATGGCTTTGTAAATAAAATCTTTTTGCCAATTAAAATTTTCCATACACCATCTATCTAAATGGGTAGGGTCATAATAGTTCCAATCAATTTCTATTCTGGTCTTAAACTTCCCTGGACGTTCTGTGACTATCATTGGTCTTCGTACCTACAATGAGATTTTTTAGTCTCCCAAAGTTCTACTGCGGTCACTTTAGCAAAATCACCAATACGCTCTTGGGCATAATGTTTCAAATACTTACAGATGTTTTCACTTGTAGGAACAAAATTTACTAATACAAAACCACCCCAATGTAATATCAATGCATCATGTAATTCAACATGATAATTTGATGCTTCTGGAATAACTGATATTAGATGTGTAAAGTTTGTGATATCTACAGGTAAATCAGCTCTGCGTAGATTTGTGATAATTTCAAAGTTGGGATCATTTACATCAATCATAAACTTATGATCTAATACATTATCTACAAACTCTTTCATAAAGTTTAAGTTCTTAAAGTCTGTGACCATTTCACTTTGATCTAAGGTATCTGCACCTAAGAATACTTTGATAGCATAAGAATGTCCGTGTAAATTTTTACATGCACACTCTGTTTCAATACTTAAATCTGGGCGATTTAATTTTTGTGCCCAAACACGATGTCCCATCTCAAAGTGAAATTCTTTATCTATCACCCATTTATATCCCATTACGTTTCTCCCATCTTTTTAATTGACTTGCTCTCATTTTTTGTTTTGTTTCTTCAGTTATAACTTGTTTAGCTCTTGCCATACATTAATCCTTATGATGTTGCCAAATTTGATCAGTGCCACCAAGATGACCCCAATCACTGTCTACTGTCATTTTACTACTGATACCACCACGTGGGCGATAATCAATTTCAATACGAATACGATCTGGAGCATATACTTCTTTAAGATGTTTATACATAACATCTAATGCTCGTTCATAGCTTAATCTAGTATCACGGTATTGGAACAGATATTGTTTAAGACTTTTAAGTTCAATAGTCTTTTCATTGCCATAGAACCAAATAGTAACATCACCAAAGTCAGGTTGATTAGCGCCACCTAAGAATGTAAATTCTGGTACACTGATACGCTGTTCATATCCTCGTGCGGCATTAGGTAGACTTTTTAATATGCTACTGTCTATGCTATCCCAAAGTTTCTTTTCCATATTCTTTCCTTATCATACTATTATATTTAGGTTTTTGGTAAATGTCAAATATTTTTTGCACTGTCTAATATGCTTTCTAATTGAGCTTGTCGTTCTAACAATTTGAAAAATAGTGCCAGTGTATTAGCCGCATCTACATCTGCACGATGTGCCTTACCTTTGAAGTGTAGTTTGAAGTAGCCCATAGCTGACGCTAATCCACCACTAGGCGCTTTACCACGTGTCAGCATCAAGTATGTATACCAGGTCTTAACATCTATCCAACGACGGCCAAAATGCGGGAAATCTGCATGGTTTTTACTGAATTCAGCTAGTAATTCCACACTATCACCACCACCCCAAGTCACTGGGTTGATAAAGCATTTATGCTCTTTAATCAGTTCACTGAGTTCACGGGCAACATATTCATGGCTGTAACTTTCAGCACGTATGTCAGCATCAGTGATACCTGTTAGATCTGTGATGAATTCACTGATGGTTTCCTGCGGATCTATGAACCATTTACGGACAACATAATCTTCAAAACGAGTATGCTTGTCGCCTATAGCAACCCCAACTTGTATGATTTTACCACTGGGTTGATTAAGTTCTAAATCTAAGGCTAGGAACTTACTATCTGCGATCATGCCAATTCTTTCTGGGGATAACTGGCGGTCAACCATTCAGCCATGCTACTAGCATTTTCACTGAGTTTGACTAGATCATACTTGCCACAGAATTTTAAGAACTGTGCACCTACCATTGGGATATTTTTAGGTGCTTGAGCTGTAGCGATAGTTTCTGCTATTTTTACCTTGATCGCATCTGGTTGTGCTGTTAAGTCAACTAGGACACGATTACGCTCATAGTCATCTAACACACGATGCTCAATACCATTATGGTCAACCCAACGCTGTAGCATCAGGTTGTTCCAATTATAACCTTTGGTAGTACGGTCAGCATAGGCTTCTTCTAGGCCAACTTTGTTCTTACTACCTTTGGTGCGCACGCCTGGAAATGCGGAAAATATGTTGTCTGTAGGATCACCACGCATACACTTTTCAAATAGGATAAATTTGGGATCTGGGATCTTTTTAGGTTCTTTGGTTTTCTTATCTATGACAGGTTTACCCTTTTTATCAAAGATACCCCGCAAGGTATGGAGTTCATCGCTTATCCCGTTATATTGATTAACATTATCAGCAAGTAACTGATAGAAGTCGGTGTCACTGCTAACGATAGTATGATGATCTTGCGAGTGGCTAGCTATCCAACCAGCTATTAAATCATCTGCTTCTAGCTCTGGATGTTGTAAAACTGTGCAGTTAGTCTTTTCAGCTATGAAAGTCTTTAAGGTATCAAACGTTTCCCAAAAGAGACGATCTTCCTCGGCTTCTTTTTCTGTAAGGGCGGCCCTGGCCACCGCACGATTTTTCTTATACGGTTCATAGAAGTCTTTCCTCCAACTGCGTCCTTCTAAACAGAATATCACATGATCGGCCTTTTGATCACGGAATGCCTTGTTCACTGAAGCTAGGGTTACATGGATAGCAAAACCCAGCTTGTCCCAAGTGTCGCTTTGGCGATGTGCTGAATGTCTTGCTCTAAAGAATGTGTTTGCTGTGTCTACAAGTAAGTATCTCATGTAAACATTATACTACCAAATGTGTTGAAAGTCAACTGATTTCCGTTCTACCGTTACCTAGATCACGGCGGGTAACACGATTACTGGGATCTGCCATCTCTTGCTCAAAGTTTTCCATAACTACATTTGAACATACGGCCTTAAACCAATTATCTACGATGTCTTGATCCGTTTTACCTTGATAGCCAGCTTTGATAAGACGGGCTACAAAGATATCATTCCAATCCAACTCAAAAGCACCTTGGCTTGGATTGTCTTTGTCAAGTTCCATGCTTAATACAGTGACCCATGGTTCACCTTTGCTAGTAGCCAAATCTTTTGGATTGGATAAATCCAACTTTGGTTTAGCTGATGCCTTGGGCTTTTTAGGTGTTTTGGACTTTTTCTCTTCCGTTTCTTTAACAGTTGGTTTGGCCTTTTTTGTTGGCTTACCTTTTAATAGTTTATTGAGTTTGTCTAACATATTAATCCTTGAATAAATCTAACTTTTCCCAAGGTAAGTTAGCCTTACCAAAGTGTCCATAGTTAGTTGTTTCGCTGTATATAGGACGGAACAGCTCAAATCTATTTATGATGCCAGCTGGGGTGAGATCAACATTTTCACGTATCCACTCAGTGATGGTATTGTCAAACTCGATACCCTTGTCAGTCTTAACAAACAAGCTGGTAGGTTCTTTAACACCGATAGCATAACTGATCTGTACAGTGGCTTTGTGTGCGTCCTTGCTGGCTACGATATTCTTAGCTAGATACCTAGCCATGTAAGCTGCTGAACGATCTACTTTCGTAGGATCTTTACCGCTAAATGCACCCCCACCGTGAGGACTATAACCGCCGTAGGTATCAACGATAATTTTTCGCCCAGTGAGCCCTGTGTCGCCATCGGGTCCACCAATAACGAAACGCTCAGTAGGATTGATAAGAAACTCAGTGCTTGCATCGATTAACTCCTTAGGTAATACGTCTCTAATGTAACTCTCAACTGCTACTCGTACTTCATTGATATCTACGTCAGCTGAATGTTGTGTTGAACACACGATCTTAGCGATACGACTAACTGTGCCATCATCATTGTATTCCATAGTTACTTGTGATTTAGCGTCTGGACCCAACCATGTCACGCCATTTTTGCGACGTAGAGTTAATTCTTTTACGATCTGATGACTATAGTAGATAGCACTAGGCATTAAATCTGGAGTTTCATTGATAGCATAACCAAACATAAGTCCTTGATCACCAGCACCAAATGTGTCAGTGCCTAGGGCGATATCAGCTGACTGTCCATGCATGTAATTGTGTATCTTTGCAGTTTCCCAATGGAATC